TATTTTGGTTGACACTTGGTTGACACTTTCTATACAAGAAAACATTTTCTATACACTGTATAAAAAATAAAAGCCTTGATACACAAAGATTTGCGGATTTAAATAAACAGGTCGGAAAATTCGTAATATAATAGCATAATTCAACTGCAATTAATTCAACCAGTATTGAAAGTAGATTTGGAAAGATGCATAGGCAAATTAAAAGACTATAAGATTGAAGAATTAATAGCAATGCAACTTGAAATGATTGGGATAGAGTAAAAATAAAAAGAGGCATAACAGCCTCTTTTACTTATCTATTTGATAAGATTTTGCGAATAGAATTGGTGCCGAAGGTACGACACTTGAACTGTTCGCATTACTCAAGTTTTTTTTAATGCCTGCTAAAATTTCAATATTATCCTTAGCGACTACAATCCTGTCAATGAAAATTGGCAGGATATTTTTTATGTCCTCATCGTGCTCAAATTTTTGCTTAAGAAGTATTAGCCAGCTTTTTATTTCTGTTGTAGAAATTTTATTTGAGTTTTGCAGTTCTGCAAGCCTGTTCTTTATACCTTCCGCATATGCTTCTAATTCCTGAAGCTTTTTAGCTAACTGCATAGAGGCCACACCTTTAGCTACCATATCAACAATATTGTTTATCTGCTGTTCAGTCTCTTTTAATTCCCTTTGTAAATATTTCAATTCATTGGGCAAATCAGACTCTTTTTGTGTAACATACTTTTCTATTTGATTTACAAGTTCGTCAATGTTGTTGAAAATGTTTGTTTTGACAAACTCAATTACTTTCTTTTCTAATTCTTCAGCTCTTATACTATTTTGACACTTCGTACATCTATAATAGAAGTAATAGTTTTCGCTGTCTTTAGAACGTTTTTGAGAATATCCAGACATCTTACTACCGCAGCTACAATATACTAATCCACTCAATAAGTACTCTCTTATAGTCTGCGGTTTGCCACGTTCAGGAGCTCTTTTCCTGATTTCACGTTGTACCGCCTCAAATATTTCTTTTGGCACTATAGCAGGTACACCTCCTTCTACTCTTATTATTTCATGTTCGGGTTTTTTTCTTTTTAGGTTTCTCTTCCCTTTATGGTATTTACGCTGTGTTTTATTAAAGACATAAATACCTGCGTATTTCTCATTTGTGAGAATAGAGGGTATCGAATTATAAACAAAAGGCTTCCCTTGCTTATTTTTGTAGCCTTTGCTGTTTAGTATCTCAGCGACCTTTTTATAGCCATAGCCCTGCAAATACAAGTCAAATATTTCTTTTACAATTTGAGCTTCTTTTTCGTTTACTACATACTGTTTATTCACAATATCATATCCAAGAGGAGCAAAACCGCCGTTGAATTGGGCCTTAAATGCATTCTGTTTCTGGCCTTTTAAAACCTCTGTGGCAAGGTTTTTTGAGTAATACTCTGCGAATGCTTCTAAAATCCCTTCCAACAAAGACCCTTCTGGCGTGTCATCAATAGGCTGAGCTGAATAAACAACTTTAATACCATATTTCATCAGCATGGATTTATAAATTGCTGCATCGTATCTATTGCGGGCAAATCTGTCTACCTTATGCACAATAATAACATCAAAAAGCTTCTTCTTTGCGTCCTCCATCATCTGTTGAAAGGCCTCTCTGTTATCTGTTTGTCCAGACGCAGCTTCATCGATATATTCTTTTACAATTATTATTCCATGTTTTTCAGCATATTTTCTATTCTCCATAAGCTGTGCTTCTATTGATTCTTCTCTTTGCATATCCGAACTATATCTTGCATATATTACCGCTTTCATGACTTAACACCTCGCTTTAAGGTTTATTTTACAGGTTTAAAGACTCTTTTGTTCTTATATATCTCTTTTACAGCACAGTTTGAGCAGATAAAACCAAACTCTTTTGAATTTTCTAAGGCTCTCGCTGCATCGGGAGTTAAAGGCACTTTAAACATTTTCCCACATATACTGCATTTAGCTAGTGTTATAATTTTATCGTTTTTCACAATTCACACTCACTTAAAAAACTTATATTTTATCAGCTCCTCATTGACCTCTAATACTGCTGCAATGCAAGATGTTGATGTATGCTTTAATTCTTTAATTTCATCATCGTCAATCAGCAATTCAGCCGCGAATTTGTTAGCCTCAAACTCATAAGGCCCAACAGGGAATAGTGTATATTCCCGAATAAAGTAAATAGGCTCTGAAGAATGTAAGATTGCATGTCCTAATTCGTGTGCTAAAACAATTTTTCTTTCCCATTCATCTAAAGCGCTATTGACAACAATAAATTTGTTTCGTAAAGTTTTAATGAAGTAACCTTTTGTGTATAAGGAATAGTCTTTATGTACCACATAAATGCCTAAATATTGTGCTAATCTTTCAGGATTTCTCGTATTATACTTTTGTACAAGGTGCTTCACTCTTGCATGAATATTCTTTCTCATGTGAAGCACCTCCTTATTTTGCCTTTCTCTCTTTTTTCTTTTTGCCATATTTCTCTTTATTTATCTCCTTTGCTTTCCAAAAAAGCTCTGATATATCTTTAAAGAGCTTTTCTTTGTCTTCCTCAGCAACTTCATCGTTCATAAAGAAAGCGCCTGCGTGCTGTATAAAGTCTTCGTATTGGAGTAAATCTTTTTTAGTGACTTTGTGCTTTTTTGCGTATTCGTCAGGAATAAAAGCATTGCGAACGTCAGTACGTCCCATTAGCCAATCTAATGAAACGTTAAAATGTTCAGCAATTTTCTTCTTAATTTCGTCGCTAGGAGAACTTTTGTTACTTTCGTATAAAGAAACCGAATATTTAGTAACTCCAAATAACTTACCAAATTCTTCTTGCGTCAATTCATGTTCTAATCTCAATTGCTTTATTCTTTCACCTAATGTTGCCATTTTCTCCACCTCCTCAATTATGTTGAATACTTTTCAACTAAGTTTATTATATATCTATCAAATTACTCTGTAAATATTGTTTAGAGAAATTCAATTTTTTATTCAATTACCCCCTTGACAGTTTAAAAATTCTCTACTATAATAGAGATGTAGTTGAGAGTTGCTCAACGAGGAGGTGAAAGAATGAACCAACAAAGATTAAAAGAAATTCGTAAAGCTAAAGGTTTTACACAAGAACAAATGGCAAAAATGCTGGGATATAAAGATAGAAGTGGTTATTGGTATCTTGAAAATGGACGAGTAGCGATGACATTAGAAAAAGCTGTAAAAATTAGTGAAATACTAAATATTGACATTAAAGAAATTTTTTCTGCATTGTATGTTGAGCAAAACTCAACTATAGAAACAGCGAAGGAGGGAAGTTAAATGAACAATTTACCGCAGGTTTTTAATTACAAAAACCATCAAGTAAGGACATTCCTTATAGATGGAGAGCCTTGGTGGGTAGCAAAAGATGTATGTGACATTTTAGAACTTGGCGATACTCATAAGGTTATGGAAAGATTAGATGAAGATGAGCGGAATACAATTCCGGTCACCGACTCACTTGGAAGATTACAAGAAACTTATATAGTCAATGAAGCTGGCTTATACAATCTCATTCTTGGCAGTCGAAAACAAGAAGCCAAAGACTTCAAACGGTGGATTACACATGAGGTAATTCCGCAAATAAGAAAAACAGGCGCATACTCATTAGAGCCACGACAGCTTATTGCAGCAGCAGTAATTGAAGCACAAAAAATCATAGCAGAACAGGAAAAGAAAATAAAAGAATTAGAGCCCAAAGCGGAATTTTTCGACGCTGTCGCAGGTAGTAAAGACGCAATTGACATGAACAGGGCAGCAAAGCTTATATACGAGGAAACAAGAATGGGCAGGAATAAGCTGTTTAAGTTACTGCGGGACAAAGGCATTCTTATGAAAGACAATATACCCTATCAGGAATACATCGACAAAGGCTACTTCAGAACAATTGAACAAAAATACACAAAACCAGACGGGACAACACACATCTATATAAAAACTCTCGTATATCAAAAAGGCTTGGACTTCTTAAGAAAAATCATCAAAGAAAGCAACAATGTCATAACTTTAAAAAGAGCGTGAATAGGAGGATAAAAATGGCTATTTTAAAAATAATTCTCGACAAAAAGACAATGCAAGAGATAGGACGAGAGATAATACCGTCTGATAAAGAACCAGACTATGATTTGCTAGCACGAATACTAGGAGAGCAATTTTTAAGAAATATGAAGAGAAAGGAGGTACAGTCACATGAACATGAGCTGGACAGGCAATGAAGAGAAGAAAGAGAAACAATATATATTAAAACTCACAATTGAAGAGCTAATTAGGTTAGAAGAAGCAGTAAAAACATCATTAAAAGCAGCAGAGGATATGTATATATTCTTTGAAAAACAAGCCTTAACAGCGGAACAAAATTCAAAACAACAAAAGTATGCGCAACAGCGGATGAAAGGATATATGAGAGACATTGAAGTATTCAGAAGTATTTTAAGAAAAATAGAAGAGGAGGTGAAATAAATGTCAATCAGGCTTGCAATGTTATTATACAAACTTGG